GTCGAAATCGTCCTTGAAGTCGCCGCAGTGGTGCTCGCGCGGCGTCAGGACATGGCCGGCCGCAAGCGGGTAGGTCGTGCCGTGCACGCCGCCCAGCATTCCCGCGCGCTGATCGGCGGGCACTGGCGCAGAGCGGCGGCATTCGCCCACGATGCTGTTGTGCTGGTGCCACCAGTCACAGCCAGCGCAGCAGGGGCCATGCCTCACGTACCAGCGGTCGGCCAGCTCTTGGGCGTCAGCCATGGCTGTCCCCCTTGATGCCGTGGGCGGCGGCGACGATAGCGCGGGCATGCTCGCGCATTTGATTCCTGCCTTGCTCCAGCATGTAGTCCCACGGGTAGTCCATGATGTCCGCCATCTTCCGTGCAGCGCGGTCGGCTTGCTCCTCCGTCAGCGGCTCCACTACAGCCGGTGGCGTGGGCTGGGTGCGGCGGGCGGCTTGCCAAGCCTCCCACTGCTCTTGTGTTGCTGCAAACGTGTAATACCCATCGGATGCGTGTGTCAGGAACGGATGAGCGGCGCCAGCAGGGCCAAGTCGGTTTGCCATCCACGCCTCGAACTGTTCGCGCTCGCTCGGCGCTGCGCTTGTGGTGTCAGTCATCGCGGCCTCCTTTGTTGACGTCAGAGGGGATCAACATCGCCCCGCGCTTGGCTTCTTCGATAGCCTCTTGCCAAGTGGCGCTTGCTGAGTCCCGCCACCAGCCGTCGTACAGCTTCGACCCGTTGGGATGCGTGACCCGGATGTACCAGTTGGTCGAGAGCGCGTCCTTGGACACGTTGATGTCGTGGCCTTTGAAGCGCGCGTCGTGTTCTTCTGGCTCGGGTGGCTCGTGGCGCTCGCAGTTGCATTCGCAGCATGGGCAACGCATCACACGCCTCCTTCCTTGGCCTGGGCGCGGGCGGCGTCGATGGCGGCATCACACTCCTGCGCGGTTTTCATCCATGAATGTGTGAACGGCTTGAATTCACCGCATCCGGTATCGCGCAGCCAGCGATACCGCGCAGCATCCTCCGCATCCCCCTCTGCTACAGGCGCTGCCCCACCTGATGCGGGGGAGGCGTAGGCGCATTCGATCCGGTAAAGGCCGGGATATTTTGCGCAATCCCGGACCAGCTCTGCCGGTGCTGGGCCGTCTGCCCAGTAGTTCGCGTCATGTACCCATTTGCCGAAGCCATTCTTGCGCAACATTCGGTGCGCAACTGGCGCCCCCGCTTGCTCGGAGGTGGGCACTGCCTGCTGAGCGGAGAACGCAGCGGTTGTGCACAGCCACACGTCATCGCGGCACACCTGCTCGCCGTTGATCGTGTCGGTGTAGAGCACCGGCACCTTGTCGCCGCCGAGCTTCCAGCCCTGGGCCGTGCGAATGTCCAGTGCGCGCTGGTATGCGGGCACTGCCTGCTGTGGGGCTGGGTGGCTGAACAGGCACTCGGCGTCACACAGAGGCGGCGGAGCATCGTCGTAGCGGGTGTAGGTGGCTTCGCCTTCGTGTTCTTCTCCGGTGGCAACGAGATAGACGCGCTTCACCGGCTCCTGCGCTTCCGCTGGTAGCTGAGGTGCTGCCTCTATCCAATCTCGTGCGCCTTGGAGTGTTGGCGTGATGCGCACAAGCGGATGGGCAGCCCACGAGCCAAGGGGGCGCATGGAGCGTCCTTCGAGCGCTACACCTGGGGCGTATACGCCAACACGTTTTCCAAGCGACAGGGCCATCCCCACCTCTATGAGAGCACCTTTTAACGGGAAATCATCTGGCTCAACATGCAGCACCACGCCTTGCGCCGAAGCCACCTCGCGTGCGATGCGCACCCACAGTTCGCCAACGTCATCAGTTTCACCTGGGCCAGCTTCGTCAATCCAGGTGCTGACGATGGGCCAACCCGCAGTGCGCAGCGCACGCCAGCGGGCCGGGCGCTCAGGAAGACTGGCGCGGCTCGCCACGTAGATGCCCGCTGGCACCGCTACAGCAGCAGGCGCTGCCTGGGCAGTCGGGGATGCTGCGAGTGCACGCAATCGCCCCAGCTCGATCTTGAGTTCGGCTACTTCGATGGCCCGCTGATCTGCGAGCCGCATCCAGGCTTTTGCCTTGTCGCGGCCCAGGTCGTAGTAGGCGTGCATCTTCTCGGCGCCAAATGCGGGGCAGCCGAATTCGAGCATGCCGTCCGGCTCGGGCAGCGCCGGATACTCGCCCGAAGGCGCCGATATGGGATTCCCCATAACGGGCGCTGGCTCTGCCTTGGGGGCGGCTGCGAGCATGGCGCCGTACACCTCGCCGTAGATGCCTTCCTCGATCCGAAGCGCCTCGACAGCGACATTCTTGTAGACCGCCGTACCGTTCGCGTACTTCACGGCGGCGGTCTTCATTTCTTCGGTCGCCTCGCACGGCGCCAGCACAAACCCCGCTGGCGGCTGTGCTGCTGCGGTGGAGAGGGCTGCGCGAAGGCGGTTGATGAATACAGCCGTGTGTTCCACGTCCTTCCATGCTGGGGTGTCCCAGCGGTCAACGACGGCTTGCGCTGCTGCTATCAGGGCGGCATTGGTATTGGTGGTCATGGTGTGATCCTCGAAATCTCAGCCAGCAGCCCGGCGCGGGCATCCTGGCGAGCATGGGCGAATGCGTCGTAAAGCGCGTTGTGCAGCGCGTTCGCTGTCGTGAAGTTCGGCAGCGGCAACGAAACTTCCTGCCCATTTGGCAGCGTGTATTCGGCGATACCGCGCGGGTCGCTCATGTCTATGGCGGCTTGGTTGTGCCAGCGGAACGAAAGAGCGTTACCCATTGCTCCCTCCCTCATCAGCACTGGAGGGGTAGGGCAGGGGCATCCAGAGGATCGGGTTCACGTGCATGAACGGCCAAATCCATGCGCCGTTTCCCGCGTAGGCCGATTGAAGCCAATAGCCGCTGGCAACGGCCTGTTCGTGCTTGCCACGCAGAAGAACGTATCCCGAATTCTTCGGCGCTGTCTCAATGGGACGCCACACGCTGGGCTCACTGATCTGGTGCAGGCACTGGCGCGAGCGCAGGGGCTCCACGCCACCAGCGCCTATGGCGGAGAGCTGCTGCTCCAGCTCCGCAATGCGGGCGTGCTGGCGGCGCAGCTCGGCGGCGGCTTCATCCATCACTTGGTCAACCTCCTGGCAGTAGCCTCCAGGCTCGTCTTCGCTCACTTGTGGGTATGTGGCTACGGCGTTCTGCAGCCAGTCGGCCAGCCGCAGCGCCTCAGGTTGTTCTGCTTCTGTCATGGCTAACAGCTCCATGAAAAAAGCCCGCGCTGGGCGGGCTTGGTGGTTGAATCTACTGGCCGGGTCCGCTTACGCGCCGCGCCATCGGTACAAGGCCAGAGAGCCACGTGGCAGCCGCCCCGTTGCGGAGCCTTCTTTCTGCTGCGCGTTTTGCTCGATTGCGCAGGTAATAGCTGTGGCGGCGATCTATGATGTGTTGCCGGTCAAATGCAGGGCGCCGGGCGTCGGGGCCAGGAGTTGCCGAATAAACCGGTGTCTCCCGGCCCTGCACACCTACCTGCTTGCGGTAGCTGACGATCCGGAAGAACTTCCCCGGATGGTTCGCGCGCGCTGTCGTCAGGCAGGCGTTGATTCGGTTGCGCGGCCATCCGAGGTGTTCGACAAGCTCAGGCACGCTCATGGGGCCGCACTCACGCAACGCGGCGATGATGGCGTCGCGCGTGGTCGAAGGCGCTGGCATTAAGCCGCCTCACGAACATCTGGGGCGTTTGCCGCCAGGGCGGCACGGAGCTTCGCCTCATACTGACTCACCAGGCCGGCGAACGCGAGTATGTCGGTTTCCAGCTCTTCAATGGCGTCCTCATCGCGGTTGATGCTGTGGATGACCATGTGCTGCAGGTCGGGACACCAGAGCACCAGATCAACCCACTGGCGGCCCAGCAGCCACAGGTAGCCCAGGCACTGGTCCATGTAGGCCGAAATGTCGCCATCGGCCACGGCAGTGAAAAGGGTGTCGCTGCTAACCATGGTCTTGATTTCCAGCACGCCGTCGTCATCGATCAGACCGTCCGGGCTGAGGCCAAACACCGCATCGTCAGACAGATAGAACCCAGCTTCATCTACCATGTGCCCCGTGCGGCCCTCGTACATGGCGCGCGCGATCGGCTCCTGCTCGTTGCCGGTGCGCATTGCTGCGTTCTGGAACTTCGACGGAGCGTGGCCGCCAACGCGCTCGCGTGCGATGTCGCGGGCATAGTCCATGCAGGCCTTGCTAGGCTGGCCGCTTTTCAGCTTCTCGCGGGCATCGCGGAACCTGCTGCCGGTGATCTTGCCCCGACGAGCTGTCAGCCATTCTTCTGAGCCTTGATCAAGATGTAGCCACGGCATCTTTCACCTCCACATCGGTTGCCTCTGCCTTTGCCGCTTCCGCCGTCAGGCGCTTCTTGTGCGACTGGCAGGCCTTCTTGAATGCGTCATGCGATGGCAGCTCATTGGCGAGCTTGCCGTTGTGCTCTGCCCAGTACGCGTTGAGTTCATCGACCGTCTTCGTCGCGCGCACGCCGTCGATGATTGGCGCCGGGTCGATTGCCGAAGGCTTGGGCGCCAGCGATGCCAGCCCTTCGCCGCCCTCGGTGTTCAGGTGGTGGATGGCCTGATCCAGGCGGTCGGACTTCGGCCAGTATTTGTAGGCCCGCTTCACCACGGTTTTCTTGGCCATCTCGCCGTAGTCGGTGTCCCACGGGGACGACTTCCCAGCCTTGACGGATTCAGAGCGATTCTTGATGGCGTCGATTTCTTCTCGGCTCATGCACTCGGTCAGATAGTCGCCGCTGTGCGTCTTGACCACCACGAATGCCCCGACCACCTCTCCGCGCTCCTTCGAGAACGGATTGAAAGCGTGCGTTGGCGGTCGGTCGAAGCCATTGAGTGTGAAGGCATCGTTGGCATGCACCAGCCCCGCCTGCGCCCACATGATCGAGCCCGATTGGATCGCGAGGTCGATCAAGCCCATGTAGCTGATGTCCAGGCAAATCTTTCCCTTGCGCGGCACAAGATAGGCTTGCTTTTTGGCAGGGTTCAGACTGATGCCGATGGCTGCGATGTTGGTCACAGCGTTGACCACGGACTGCCGGTCACCCGCCGCCAACTTGGCGATGTAATCTCCAGCGGTCAGAATCTGGATGGCAAATCCAGCTTCGCGCTCGAAGTTGATCGAGCGGTCCACAAGCACACTCTGGAAGCTGTTCTCAGCCCCGTAGACATACTGTTCAATTGTTGCGATGGCGTTCATGGTTTCCTCAATAGATCCAGTACGCCGCAGCGAGGCTTGCGGCAAAGCCAGCAGCAGCACAGCCGCCGACACACGCAAGGGCCCACAGCACCAGGGATTCAAGGGGAGTGAGGTGGATTTCCTCGGGGGATTCGGTGGGGGTGGTCATGGCAGCCTCCGGAGTTCGACGGCCCACACCCAGGGGTTTTCCTCCACACTGCCGGCGCCGTTGATGGATTCCCACAGCGACAGGTAGCTCTGGCGCGGGTCGGTGAAGTGGTAGTGCGTGGTGTCGGCCAAGCCATAGCCGCCATCTGCCTGGCGCACGATGCCCTCGGCCAGCGCGTCAGCCTCGCTGATGTCCTGCAGACGCTCCACGCGCACGCTGGTGATTCCCAGCGTGATGCGCGACAACGCGCGGGGCATGTGGATGCTGGGCTTCCAGCCTTCGCCGGGCTGTGAGTTCGGACAGTCTGCCCGGTAGGTTGTGACAGCCGGTCTGCACGGAACGCTGACGCTGGCCTCCCAGCAGTAGTCGGCGGGCTCATGCATGAAAGCTTCACGCACCCAGAGCTGGTCGCCAGGTTGTCCGTAGGGGCACCACTCCAGGATGTCAGGCGGCGCGGAGGTGTGTGGCCGCACGCCATACATGCGGCTGCGGCTCTTCCACACTGTGCCGTCCGGATCGACATTGGCGACAGCTCTCCGCGTCTGCGTCTTCGTGCCGTCCAGCAGCGCGCGCACCATGGCGCCAGAAAACAGGATCGGGCGCTCTTTCATCGCCGCACCTCCGCAAACTGCTCAAGCCACTCCCGCCGCGCTTGCTCTCGCGCATCCATCGGGGCGGCTATTGCCTCTGCTGCAACTGCCGCGTCCACTTCGGCCGCGCTCTGACCGTCCAGATAGGCAGGCAGAACCAGCAGGATCAGGATGGCCGCAAGGGCCAGCAGGCCCGTCTTGATGTTCTCGATCGGGGGCATCACGCTTCCTCCAGTTCGTCCGGGTGATCGGGATCGCTGGGATCAGGGTGCGCAGCACGGCGGCGCGCGTAGTCCCGCTCCCGCATGGCTTGCTCGCGCGCCAAGTGGTCAACGTCTTCCAGCATTTGCCAGGGGCGGTGCAGGAGCGCGTTGACGAAGGGGCGCATCGTGGAATGGACTTGCTCATTCATGGGAGACCTCCACTGGCGTCCACAGGCGGGCGTGGCACTGCATCAGCTCCAGGGCGGCCCGATACTCCTGCGCGTGCTGGTTCGCGCCATGCGTCTTTTCGAGCTTGGCGACGAACTCGGCTACCGTGCCGAAGAAGCATCCGGCGCGCAGGTAGAGGCCTTTGTCGGTGATGTAGGCGGTGAAGAAATCCGATCGTGAACCGATGGACCCGACTGTGAAAACGGGGCGTTCGCCGATTAGCTTCTTGTCTCCGTCCAGGTTCGCGCCGCCCAGGTTCGCGCCGCGCAGGTTCGCGCCGTCCAGGTACGCGCCGCCCAGGTTCGCGCCGCGCAGGTTCGCGCCGTCCAGGTACGCGCCGTCCAGGTTCGCGCCGCCCAGGTTCGCGCCGCCCAGGTACGCGCCGTCCAGGTTCGCGCCGCCCAGGTTCGCGCCGCGCAGGTACGCGCCGCCCAGGTTCGCGCCGCGCAGGTTCGCGCCGCCCAGGTTCGCGCCGCGCAGGTTCGCGCCGCCCAGGTACGCGCCGCGCAGGTTCGCGCCGCCCTTTGTGGCCGCCTCCAGCGCCGCGCGCATGGCAAGCCCGCTGGTCTGCTGCTCGTCTGTGGGCTGGAACTCGAACAACACCGCTTCGCTATAGCGGTGCTTGATGACGATCTTGGGCGCGGTCGATTCAGCCATGTGCGGCTCCTTGAGAAGTTGGCTGTGGGAATAAAAAAGCCCAGCGCTGTGGCTGGGCTAAACCCCCGTGGGAGGGGGCGAGGGGTAAAGGGTTGATGGTGGCCGGTTGCTTGTCCGGCTTGCATTGGCAACAGCACCCAATGCGATCAGGCTGTGTGTCTCTTGACCGCGCATCGCAACTGCGCATCCACCATCATTGAGTCGTCCTGGCGCTGATCCCCAGGTCTTAGAAAACCGCGCGTCGCGTCTTGTGCTTCGCTTCGCCCTACGGCCCAGCCGACAGCCCGGCCAATTCCGACTCAATGATGGTCCTCGTCTTTCCGAGGCGTCAGGGAATCCTCTGGCACTGTTCCCAATTCCTCGTGGTCTTTCGCAGCTCCACGTTCACTGTCCAGTTCACTCCGCGTTTGATTCCGCTGCAGGAACTGGCAACCCGCCCAGAATGGGGTGATGGCACCCTAGTCGGCACCCTCACGCACAAGGCGATCAGGTCGGCGGCATACCGGGATTTCGTCCGCCCCGTTCTCCAACTTCTCAAACCCGCTGTGCCGTTGAGCGCGGCGTTACGCGGGTCAAGCCATCACAACTGCCCCCGCCAGAACGGCCGTTCTATCCCGAGGGACGCAGGGGCATGTGTGATAGCCCTGGGCTCCAGTGCGACGTGACGCCGCGATGTCTATCCGGGTGTTTCAGAAGCGTCAAATTCGGCCTTCGCTTGCAGGTATGCCTGAGCTGCTTCCTCTGGCGTCGGAAAATTCCCAAGCCTGCGAAGCTTTCCTGCTCGCATAATTTGCGCCGCCCACTTCTTTCTGTACGGACTGACGCCAAGGAATCCTGACTTGCTGTCGCGGTGCGCCGACCGGAGATTTTGCGCATTCTCTTTGGGGGTCACATCTCTTAGATTGACGGCGCGATTGTCAGAGCGGTCCCCGTTGATGTGATCAATCATCCCTGATGGGAGTTGTCCATGGTGTATCAGCCACGCGAGCCTGTGAGCCGCCCAGTTTTTCCCTCTGATCCCAACAGTCAAATATCCATCTCCGCCGTTAGCGCCTGCGCGGTCTCCTGGCTTGACGCGCTGACTTGCGCGGATTCGCCAAAACAGCTCTCCAGTCTCAGGGTCATAGCGCAAAAGGCTTCGTGCGGTACGCGCATCCATCTTCAGCTCTTTCTTCTGTACTGCCCCCGGCACTGCCGGGGAGTGGGGGTTACTGGGTGGCTTCTGCGGCCTCATCCCAGACCCAGTGGGTCTCGTCATCAAGACCATCACCGGGCAGCCGGAAAACAGCGTTCGCAGCCTCGGCAAGTTGGGTCGCTGTTTCGTAGTGCTTCGCGTTGTGACGCATCCACGCGCGCACATCTCTGCGGCGCGCTCCGTCGCTGATCGGCTTTATTGCGGCCTGCCTCGGACGACGCTCCATAGTTGCGGCCTCCATTTCTCTGATGAGGTCGTTGCGCTGCTGGCTGATTAGGTGGAGCGTTCGCCGCCACCTGTTTTCTTGCCGGACGGTCATGTCTCTCTCCTGTGTGTGGGGGGTGGTTACAGCGCCCGGCCTTCCAGCTCGGCGCTCTCGAAATTCACCCAGCGCTCCCACTGGGCTTTGGTGATCGCCAGCCCCTGGAAGTGCTGGCCGCCGCAGGACAAGCAGTGCAGGCGCTGCCAGGGCTTGCCTGTGGCAATGGCGGTGGTGCGGTCGCTGGTGCAAAGCTGGCAGCGCATGGCGGTCTCCTGTGTGTGGTTGAAAACCACAGCCCTGCACGCAAGGCTCTGATTTCGCCCCTCGTGAGAAGGGCTCGCCGGTTACTCAATCCGGCTCCACTGAGGGAAGGTCTAGGCCCAAGCTATGACGCTCTGAGGCTGCGTGTGCGTTGTGGCGGCGTCTCCTGGCTGTCGCGGGGTGGGCGCTCCCGCAGCCATCGGCCAACTTGAATCCCACGCCGTCTGTCGCGCGGCTTTCGCGGCCCCTTGCCTGATGGGTCAGGGGTTTGTGCGGCCGGGTCGTCCGGCTCAGTCGGGGGTCATGTGTTCTCCTTCGCAGCGCTGGGCTGCCTGGTGGTTGATCGGCACGGGAGGGGGAGAGACCGCCTCTGTTGCATCCCGCGTATGCAGGCATTCGGCCCTGCAGTTGCCTATCCGGATTCGGAGCTACCCCACTCCCGGCTTGTGCCTGCTGTCGCTTCCCGTGAGGGCGGAACCGCAGGAGCTGTTTCGAGAGCGATGTGATGGACGGGCAGGGCGCTACTCCTGCTGGGCTCATGGGCTTCGTGCCGTTAGGCGTCCTGCTTTGCCAATCCGCGACGAATCGCGTCGATGGTCAATCCATCGCCTGGCCCGGCTTTGCATTCCTGCGTGTCTGCGCTGATGACGGGTGTCCATACCGCAATCTCTCCACGCCGCCGTCCATCACATCGCTCTCTTGTTAAAGGCCATGACGGGCTACTCACGATGGATTGACCCCATCGCCTGCACTCCCTGCTTCACCCCTGTGGAGCTAACCCCGCCTGCTGCTTCGTTGAGCTTCGGGGCCGTGTCGCTTGCCCCTGGGGTGTTTCGCGGTTTGTGCTGCGATGGGTGCTAGTCTGCCCAATTATGGGTAGTTTGTCAACCCACGTATGGGTAGTGCTTGCGAATTCGCCTACACTCCCCCCATGCCCACCCAACAAGCAGACGAAAAAAAGCCCGCCGAGGTAGGCGGGCCTGATGGTGTGGTGAGGGTGCCTCTTGAGGCGCTGGTGGCCTTGGCTCCTCGGCTCTCCAGCTTGACGGGAGAGGAGGGCTACTACATTGACGTCGCGGACGAGGCTAGGAAAGCGCGAGAGTTACTTTCGATCGCCTTCCGATGCTGCGGCATAGCGCACGAAATGCCAGTGTGGCCGCCCTCAGATTCTGATCTGAAGCGCGCAACGACTGCTGTAGTGAAGTCAGGGAGACTGTACTGGTCGGATGCCCTGGATTTGCTGGAGAGCTTGGATTTGCCGACTTCCCTCGCCGACCACTTGCGTGAACGGCCTTCGGGTTCACCACTCTGATTTCGCCATCAGAGAAAATTTGGTCATCCTGCAGCAGGAATGCGTGCGCGATGGAATTCCTGTGCTCCAAGGTTTTGCTGATTGCCGCCGCAAGCTTGTCGATTGCCTTTAGCGCACCATCGTCTGCCTTGGCTGCTCTTGCTGTTCGCGTGGTAAGCGTGTGGCGGGCCTTGGATGAATCCAGAGTGAAGAAAATGGCCTGTGCTATCGCACGCGTTGTGCCCGCGTAGTGGTGAAAGACCTCGTACATGTAAGAGTCGGCCAGCGCGGCGTTGTGCACGACCTTGCCGTGAACGCGGAACGCTTCATCGGCCAATGCTCGACGTTCCTCGTCGCCGCCGTCCATCCCTGGGATGAAGTTCGTACTGTCGTTCTGTTGAGCCATGCCGAGAGTATGGCCCTAGAGATCAAAAAAAAGCCGCCTCGATGGGCGGCTCTCTTGGTGGTGGGGCGCTCAGAACGGCGGATACGGGTTGTCGATAACCTGCGCAGGCCCTGCGCCATCGAACACCACTTCCCCTGTAGCGCGCACCTTCACGATGGAGCGACCGCCCTCCAGGTTCTCCACGCTGTAGGCCTCAGTTGGCAGCGTTAGGGGCCGCTCATCCAGCACGGTCGGGTTGGCCCAGAACGGGAAGCGGAGCAGGGTAGGGCCTACAGGGTGCTCCGGCTGTTGTGCACCCTCGAAGGGTCGCATGTACATGCGCTGGTTCATTTCTGCGGTGGTTTCCGGGATCTGCCGCGTGACCTTCGTGTGGTCAAGGCGGACCGCCTCCGGGTGCTCCTTGCGGATCTGTTCTTCGCTCGCCTCGTGCCGGGTGGTGTACCACTTGCCCAGGCGGTCCTTCACCTTCCATCGGTAGTAGTCCACGGACTTCATGGCAGGCGCACCTCGAAGTAGGCCTCCTCAACTTCTCCGATCTGGGCCAGGGCGCGGTCGCGGGCGACAGTCGAGGCCCTCTGCCAGCGTTCGGCCAGCTTCTTGTCGGCGGCCGTGATGACGTCCGCGCCCTCCAGCGAGTAGATGGAGTCGAGCGCAGCGGCCACCTGGTCGGGGCCGCCCAGCGCGCGCTCAAGCTCGCGGGCGTAGCGGGTCTCCGCAGCTATCTTGGCGGCAGCCGGCAGGCTGTCAGGGGCGTCGCGCAGCGCGACGATGTACTGGGTTTCGGTGACGGTTTCCATGGTCAGCTCCTAGTAGATGACTGTATATTTAAACAGTATTCCGTGGGGCTGTGTGGGCTGTTACATGGGAGGGTTCGCCCCAGGCTAACTTTTCGAAGTGCGCGGTTTAAGGTCTTTATTCGGAGTACTGTGAGCGTAGGTAGTCGATCCGACTTGCCACCCTAGACCGGAGGTCTATATGTCAACACGCGCCATCCCCATCGGTAGTCTTTCCTTCTGGGAAGTCACGAAGAACATGCTGTTCCCCATGGCCGGCAACTCGCCGCCACAAGAGCAGCAAAAGCCATCGCCTCCAGGCAAGAAGGAGGAGGAAGAACAGCAGCAACAGATTTCAGCTCTGCGCCATACAGTGATGGCGCGTGAGATCTATGGGTAAGCGGTAGCTCTGCCTGTGCGGTCGCCTTAGGGCGACTTTTTTTCGCCCAGGCTCAGTACACCCCGTACCGCCAGGAGAAGTACAGGGCCGCCAGAACGCCAATGATGGCCAGGATCGTCATTGCCCTTCCCATGATGCCTCCTTGGTGAAAGCGCATGGTAGCCCCAGACGTGAAAAAGCCCGCTCATGGCGGGCTATGTGTTGGCCGTGGGCACTTACGCGGCCCACGTTACGGCACATCCTATGCAGGAAGCTCTCTTTGTTTTTCTCGTCGTGAGGGCTCTTGTTCGACGTGCCGTTGCGTTCGGCGTTGCCTGCAGGCAATTGGTGAGGCAATCCCACCAAGGGCGGATTGTAGCAGGCCGCCTCTCGCCCATGAAAAAGCCCGCACGGGGCGGGCTTGTCGTCTGGCGGTATTTCCTTATGCGGCTTTGCGCATTTCTACGTCTGCCTCGGTCGCCATTGGCGGCTCTTCTTGGCGCGCTTGAGATGCCCGCTCTCGCAGCATGCTCTTCAATTCACAGTCCACCCAGCGGGTCAGCACCTGGCGGATGAGGGGCTGATAGCCCAGTCCGTTGAGCTTGGCCAAAGCCTTGAGGTTGTCGAGCAAGTCCTTTTGCAGGCGGATGGAGATGGGTTGCAGCTCCAGTGCGTCATCCAGCGCAGCCGACAGTTCAGCCGGAGCGACGGCTACATGGACTTCGTCCATTCCCACGCTGTCATAGTCGATCTGGCGGTCTTCATTCATGAGTTTTCTCCTAGGTCAGTAAGCTTGCGTACTTGGTATAAATTCTTTCGACCTCCGGGGCAGCAGGGTAAGCGCTCTTGATGTCCACAATCTTGGATGCTGGATCACAGATGAACACCACTTTCAACTTCCTTCCGTAATCTGTCTCCGAGACAAACCATTGCGTCGGCACCGGCGTCTGATGTTCCGGCCTTGTGTCCGTCAGGAACACGCGATCCCTGTTGGCGAAGCACTGAATGATCTCTTGCTCGGTAACGTTGTGATCGGGCCGAGCCAGCTTCTGGCGCGTTGCTGGGGAGAGGAACATTCGCATAGGAAGAATTGTATATACAGAGCACTACGCAGCGCGTAAGTTCCGTGCCACAAGCGGGGTAGGACAACTACGTAGGCGCAGCGATCCTACCCAGCACAAGATCAGCCGTTGGTCACCTCATACCCTGCTGGCCGGCCGCCCCTGTCCAGTTCATCCAGCGTCTGCTGCAGCGTCGAGACCAGCCGTCGCACATCCTCCGGCGGCATCTCGATCCAGGCGTGCTTGATCTGTGAGCCATCCTCGGCTTTGGCCGTGTGCTTGAGGCCGATGAGCGGCTTGCCATCCACAACGCGAGTGCGGATGGTGACGTACTGGAGACGCGTGGTGATAGTCATGGTCGCTCCTTCTTCGCTCTGCGCCATTCCCAAGGCGGGATGGCATGCTGATCGGCCCAGAGCCCAGCGCGCTTGGCCCTGGCTTCCTGCTCGGCGAAATCGTACTGCCCGCGAGCCTCGGGCGTTTGCTCCCGCGAGTAGGCCCGATACCACCAGGCCATGCCCTGGGTGACCATGGCCAGGCCAGCATCGAGCGTCCTGGGGCCGTCAGGGGCCGATGCTGGCGCAACCCACACCGTGCAGACGTGGCGCTTGTAGCGGTCGGTCTTCGGGCAGTCCAGCCGCGCTTCCTTCTGGAAGGTCAACTCGGATAGCGCCTGGCGCGCACGGTTGCCGTACGGCTGCTTCTTTTCAGGCGCATCTATCCCCTGAATGCGTACTTTGAGTTGCTGGTACGGGTGGGCTACGTCCTGTGTCGGGCAGCGAGCGGTGAGAGTGTCGCCGTCGCTGATGCCGACGATCAGGCAGAGGAGGGCCAGAATCAAGAGAGGGGGGCGGCAGGCGTGGCGCGCTGGAGATACTCGCCCATGCTTTGCCTATCGCCAAAGTGGAAAACCTCAAACCCTTGCGCCAGCAATAGGTCCACATGGGCATCCGTGGCATCTTCCATGCCGTGCGGTATGTCTAGCACCGCAAGACGCTGAGTCTGTGGACCATAGGTTTTCATGGCCAGTTCGGCGGCGGTGCTTTTGACGCATGCTTCCGTCAGCTTTTGGTGTATGGAGTCGGGCGCTACGTGGTAGTCGATGGTCTGCGTAATCCGATACACGCCGTTCTTGTACACGAAATCATTCTTGAGTTCGCTGTGGGCCGGTACTGGCACATTGGCCACCACTAGGTGGTTGGCTATATCCTCGGCGTCATTGCCTAGAACATGCATCTTCTTGAATTGTTCACGCAGTGCTGTTTGCAGCCGGGTGCGCTTCTCGCGCTTGGGGCGGACTTCGTTGGCCTTGTTGGCAATGTATGTGGTCTTGATGGTTTTGAGTCGCTGGGCCACGTCTTCCGCGGTGTCTGCAGTGAACATGCCAACGGCGTCTGCTTCGCAAAAGCCGAAGCGGGCCAGCGCACGCGTTTGTGCCGCTATGCCGCGCTCGTGCGCCAGCACCATTTGCACGCTCTTCGTCCAGGCTGCCAGTCGCTGGGTGTCCCAAGTGGCGTCAATGGCGCGCAGCTTGTTCAGCGTCGCCATGGTGACCACGCGGGCATCTTCGTCTGTCGGGAATAGCGCAACGCCGACATTGATGACCTCACCCCGCATTTGATCGGGGGCGAGGCGCAAGACGACGTAGTGGTATGTCGTGCTCATGGCCAAACTCCGTGTTCGAGCGAGTGAATCGTCTCAATCACCTGCGTTTGCAGGTGGCGCTCCCACCAAAAGCAGTATGAATCCACTTCGGCGGTTGTCAAGAATACGCCGTCAAGCTCGGCAAGTACCGAGCGGCGCAGCCATTTGGCGGGAAGGGCTGCGATTTTTGCACAAGTGGCGTGGAAAATCTTCGCGTCAAATTGAGCCCCCAGAAGAGGCCAGTCGCGGGTAGCGTTCCATGTATTGAAGCTCGCATGCCGCAGTGGATGCTGGGCTGGGTGGCGCCTTGGCCAGCTACGCGAGAAGTCCATGGCGCGGAGCCGGAAGCCGTTCTTCCCTGTTGCGTCAGCTATGACCTGCACCAACCAGTTGTTCCAATGACGATCGTCGTTGCCTAACACCAGGTCGATTGCCAGCAAGACTGAAAAGGCGCTGACGTTGTGGCAGCTTGTGAGTATCGCATTCCATTCCTGTGGGCTGGAATGGTCGAAGCTGTGCACCCCTGATTCGATACGCGAGCCGAATACCTCTTGTCGGCCGCTCAGCGTTTCGATGGTGACGATTGTGGGTTGGCACGCGGGCAGGCCGCACGCATCAGATACACGGGCGCCGATGAACTCGGCTGCGCCAATGCATCCTCCTGGTTTGAGCATGAATTGTTCGCCATGCTGGGTGTAGCCCATGCCAAGGTTGTCCAGGCCGCTGCGCTTTTGGAGCGGATCGCGTTGCGCGATGAGCGGGTAGATGCCTGGCAGTGATCCGGTTGCGAGTCTTGCGCTCAAGTCGGCTGTCTCCCAGATTGTTCATTCGGAACGAAGTCCCCGGTCTCAGTGTCCAGCTTTTTAGCTACTACTTGGCCGGCTATGCCTTGCAGTGCTCGCGGCTGCTGAGCAGGCGCCGCTTGTAGTGCGTCCATCACGCGCTGCTTCGTCTCTGCGTCACCTGGTGCGACAGCCAGAAGCGCAAGATCTTCTGCGAGGGCTTTGCGATCAGGCTGCGTCAGGGGCGTGATAGCAGCGATCACCACCTCTAGAGCTTGGGGGAGGGAGGGGGCATTGGGGGCGTCATTGCCTTCGCCCATTGCGGGATGGAGAAGCTCCCAAGGCTCCTTCCTGAAAACCTTCGCAAAGACATCGATGTAATCCAAATTGACGGTGGTTTCCGCATCCTTTACGCGCTGCACCGTGCTGCGGCCCACCTTCTGGCCTTTCTCGGCCGTGGCGCGCTCCACAGCAGGAGCACTTCCGTATTCGACGCTTGAGGCCATCAGCCGGGAAAGGTTGGCTCCAAGGATTTTGCGCGCTTTGCTCATCGTGTGGCCCATATGTGGGATTGTTATGGCAAATCTTTTCCATTGATGGGTTGACAATTACCCGCATATGGGCAGAATGCCCGCCTATGAGCAGCATTCTTCAGCCCGTAATCGACCGGCTCCGGGCCGCCGGGCCTGCATCGTGGGAGCGGATAGCCGCCGATGCGGGGGTCGCAAAGACGCTTCCGCGCAAGCTGGTTTACGGGGACCGTGAGAACCCCGGCGTTCTGACCATCCAGCCGCTGATCGACTACTTCGACGCGGTTGACCGGGGCGCCCGTCAATTGCCCGATCCGGCGAAGGAGGCTGCCTAGATGCACTTCATCTACGTTGCAAGCGGCGAGCGCCTCGTAAAAGTCGGCATCACGACGCGGCCGAAGGGCAGGGCGAAGGCCCTTTCGACCGAGTTCCGGAATCGTGGCGACATCTTGACCAGGTTTGCCGTCATGCCGGGCACGCCTGCTGGCTATGGAGTCGAAAGCACCATTTGCCGGAAATTGGCTTCGATGGCGGGCGAGGTGCACGGCCGTGAGTGGTTCCTCGGCCTTAATCCTGCGGAGGTTGAAAACATCGTGCGTCCGCAAGTCATGGATGTGCGCCGATTCCAGATCGGGAACGACCTGTTCCTCAAACACATTGGCTGCAAGCACTCCCTCCCCACCCCAGAGAAGGAGGTGAGCCATGGCTAGCCCGTACCGCTGGGGCGATGTAACTCCCCCGCGCGCATTGGAGCTCAAGCGCAGGCGTGAGTACCGAGGGTCCGAGTTCTTCGCGCGGGTCAAAGCCCGCCGTGGCGAGGAATTCGACCAGGAGCGCGCGGCTACATCTTCAGCACCTCGACCTTCGCTGTCCGTGGTGGCTCCGATTGCTCCACTCGTTGAATCCCAAGAAGTAGAGCTTCGTGGGCCTGAGCAAAGGCCGATGCAATGACCTCGTTGGTGAACTCTGTGTGCTGTTCTTCCAGTTTCGACAGGATCGCTGCCGCGAGTGTGGCTGTAGGCCCGATCAGTTCCTCTTTCATGTCCGTCCTCTCTGCTGATGGTTGCTTTGACACGCCCATCGTACGGCAGGGAAGGGCGGGCACCCATTCCACAGCCCGCCTCGTTGCGAGCCCTCTCTAACCCACCAACAACAACTACCGGGAGCCCTCCATGTCCTACAAGAACCGCAACCTGATGCGCGACCCGCTTTGCATGATCCGCACAAACCAGGAGGAGCGCGAAAAACTGCTGCGCCTGGCTGATCGGCTCTGTAGTGGTGGTGCTCCTGCTGTCACCTTGCGCGAGGCCTTGCTGAGGCTTGCCGACGAGTGCGAGGAGCAGGAGGTCGATGGTCGTTTTCATGGCGGGAATCCTAGCCAAGGCAAGCGTGTTGACAGGGGCTTCTGGAGCGGCTTGCAAGCTGCCTAGGCCTTTGGAAATCCTCGACAACACGATGACAACAAAGGTCGCCAATGCAAGAGCAAGCAATCACCCTTGATCTGAGTAGCGCGACTGACAAACAGATCGACGCTATCAAAAGGAAAGCAAAACGCGACGGCGTCACTTTTGAGGAAGCTGCCAAACGGCTGCTTCTCCAACTTGCCGACCGCGAAGAACGCAAGGGCACGACAGGCCCTATTGCGCGCCTGTTCCGTTTCCCATCCGTTCACTGAGAGTAACTGCGCAGTTACTCGGGCAGACCACCATGAACACACCTACAAAAACCATCGGCATCAACGGCCGCAAGTACGCCACCCTTGCGCCCGCCCAGCTCGCCAAGACAACGTGCGAACGCTTCAAGCCGCATCCCGCCGCACCCGTCTGCAACGCAGGCATGCCGAATGCCCCTCGGGGCTTCGCATGGCCTCACCTGGCTACGCCGCCGAGGGGATGACATGTCCACGGATCGGGAAATCGTTGAACTGATCGACAAACGCCGCGAGCTGGCCGCCAAGGTGGCTGGCGTGGACGTCGAGATCTGCATGGCACTCGGAGATCGTGATGGCGCACGCCGCGCGATGGAAGAACAGAAGGCGCAAACCCTCGCACGCCAAGGCGCCAAGTTCGCGGCCTGGGAGGCGTGTCACTGATGCGCGACTACGGCAAGGTCTACGCCACGTTCTGGTCCAGCCAGACGACTCACACGCTTTCCGACGACGGCAAGCTGCTGGCGCTTTACCTGATGACCTGTTCGCACTCAACCATTGCAGGCGTTTTTCGCCTGCCTGATGGCTACGTTGCGGAGGACATCGGCTGGGACCAATCAAGGGTTCAGAAAGGGTTTGCAGAACTGTTGGCGAAGGGTTTCGCCAACCGTTGTGAAACCACGAAATGGGTATGGGTTGTGAAGCACCTGGAGTGGAACAAGCCGGAGAACCCCAATCAACGCAAGTCGGCCGCGAAGATCGCCCATTCCATTCCAGACGAATGCGCCTGGAAGCCAGCATTCATGAGGGCTTGCGCCGAATCTCTCGGCATTGAGTTACCAGCGACTGCGAACGGTTCAACAACGGTTGCGGAACCGTTGCTTAACCAGGAACAGAAACAGGAACAGGAAATAGAACCTAACGGTTCTGTCGGCAGCGCCGACCGCCTGCCACGCTGCGACACGCAGTCCGTGGTGGACCTGTACCACGAGGTTCTGCCCGAACTGCCCGCCGTGAGGCTGATGAACGACCAGCGTCGCAAGGCCGTGTCCTCGCTCTGGAAATTCGTCTTGACGTCGAGGCGTGGGGATGGCGAGCGCCGGGCGACGACTGCGCCGGAGGCGATGGACTGGATCCGTGGCTACTTCACCCGAGCCCGTGACAACGACTTCCTCATGGGCCGCGGCTACAAGGCGCCCGGGCATGAAGGCTGGCAGTGCGACTTTGACTTCCTGCTGTCGGAGAAGGGCAAGAAACACGTAATCGAGAAAACCCAGGTGACCGCATGAACCACAACGATCTCCCTGTCGAGGAATTCAGCTACTCGCACGAAGCCGAATGCTCCGTGATCGGCGCTGTACTGTCCGTTGGCCCCGATGCCTACGACGCCGCCAATCTGACGGCCCCCATGTTTTTCCAGCCGCTGCACCAGACGCTGTGGACGGAGCTGGAGAAGCTGGTACTGGCTGGCAAGCATGTCGATGTGGTGGCGCTCATGGAGTCCATGCGCGGCGCAGACGTCGATTGGAACTACGTGCAGAACCTGACTGGCTCCTACGTGTCGGTCCGCGCTGCGCGAGGGCATGCGCAGGTCATCCGCGACTATGCAAAGGCACGGGGCCTGAAGGCCGCTGCCCGCGCCGTGGTGGAGGTTGCAGCGGACGAGAGCCTCTCCATCGAGCAGCGGGTGTCCCAGTCGGTGACCAAACTGGAGGCCGTCATCGAGGAGCGGACTGAAAAGGACGTGCTGCCGGTGGCGGACTTCGTGGCGGACTTCCTGGATCGCCTGCAAGCCATGGCTGACGGGGACCTCACGCCTAGCCGGCCCACCCACATCCCTACGTTGGACGGACTGCTGTCCGGCGGTTTTCGCGACGAACAATTGGTGATCGTCGCTGCCCGTCCATCGGTAGGCAAGTCGTCGTTCGCGCAACAGTTGGCATTGAGCCTGGCGCGCGACGGCATCCCGGCCGCATTCTTCGGCATGGAAATGACCAGCCGTGAACTGACAAACCGCACGGTGGCGAACGTGGGCCGAGCACCCCTGAGCGGTCTGAAGACGGGGAAGATGGACGAGGACGAGTGGTCCCGCGTGACCGAGGGTGTCGAGGCCCTGCGCAACCTGCCTCTCTACCTGTACGACCAGCCCGCTATGACGCTTGCTGAGGTTGCATCCAAGGCGAGGAAGGCCGTGCGCAGGCATGGTGTGAAGGCCCTGGTGGTGGACTATCTGCAGCTCATGAAGGGTTCCGGATTCCGTGCTGAACGGCGCGTGGAGCTGGAGGAGATCACGCGCGGAATGAAGCAACTGGCGAAGCAGTTGGGCATCACCGTATTCCTGCTGTCGCAGCTCAACCGCGAGGTGGAGAAGCGCGCCAATCCCCGCCCGGTCATGTCCGACCTCAAGGAATGCGGAGCCATCGAAGAAGACGCCGACGTGATCCTGGGCCTGTGGACGCATCGCAAGGGCGACGAAGGTCAGGGCGACATCAAGGGCTGTGTCGTGCTCAAGAACCGCGACGGCCAGACCGGCGAAGTGGCCCTCCATTTCTCCGGAGCCTACCAGCGGTGGGGTGAGTCCACCGAGTCACTGGCCCCGCCGATCAAGAGCGCGCCGGCGAAGGGCAGCAAGTACGCGGAGGACTTCTGATGTCGGGCATGAACCGCATTCGTTTCAGCAAGGCCGCCATCCTCGCCCGCGTGCAGGAAGGCCCCGTAAAGCTGCTTGAGCTTGCCCATGGCTCTAAGAATCACAACGTGCGCATGCGCCTGATGCGTCACATCGACGCATTGGTAGAGGAAGGCTCCATCAAGAAGCTCTGGATGCAGGGCTTCCCTCACTATGTCACCGCGGACTACGAGTCCACGGAAGACGGCCAAGTGGGTGCGCTGCTGGGCAACTGCAGGCCTGTCGATGGCTGCATGGTCTGGGCTGGTCACATTGACCCGCAGCGCGGCCCCATCGGTCGCCTGGAGGGCGGCAAGCCTGTTTCCGTGCGCAGGTACATCTGGGGCGTCAAGCGATTCACTCTGGGCCTGAACGAAGTGATCCGCATGCACGAGGAGTGCGAGGATGGCTGCTGCGAGTACGCGCACATGCATGTGGAGCCGCGCAACGCGCAAGCAAAAGGCCGTCCTCTGATGCCGGCTCACCACAACGCCATGGCCACCGCGCTGCGCAAGCGGCTCGGAAAGCTGGACTGGGACAAGGTGCGCGCAATCCGTGCGAGCGACGAGCCGAACAAGGTGCTGGCCGCGCGCTACGACGTGTCTTCATCGCTGATCGGCCAAGTCCGGCGGCATGAGATTTGGGTGGAGCAAGGCGGCCTGTTCACTGGACTGCTCAAGGAGGCGGCTTGACATGCGCGACCTGCACCCACTGGAGCCCGAAGAAGGCCGGAGCGATGGCAAAGCACCGGCTGGCCCCGTGCGCCCTGGGCAAGCCCTGGACGTACTACGGACCGGAGCACCAGTGCCCCAAGCACAAACCGGCTGCCGAGGATGTGACCGCTGCCCGAATCGTGTGGCTGCGGCGATCAAGCAAGTAACGACGAAAGGATGGGGACTATGAAAGCAGTTCTGTGGGTTGTCGAAGTGAGAGACCACGCAGGCCACGAATGGCGGCCTTCGTCCGGCTCCAGCGCCAAAACGCGAGTCCAGGCAAGAGCGCGGCAAGACGACTTGCGGCGCATGTGGCGCTTCACCCGCATCGTCCGCTACGTGAGGGAAGAAACATGAGTGGGGCCGAATACACAGGCGGTAGCGTGACCTATTACCAAGTCAGCATTGCCAACCCCACTACCCCGCGGGCTCCCTACATCGCGGAGTGCAACGACATCATCGAAGCACTCGACATGAACTATGCCGAGGGCAACGCCTTCAAGGCCATCTGGCGCCGGGCAGCTGCGCGGACACTGGGCAAGGCCAAGAAGGGCTACACGGATGGCCTATACGACGCCGAGAAGGTCGAGTTCTTCGGCCACAGGCTGGTCCTGCAAGAAACGGCTGCACAACTCCGCGACCTTGATGACCAGTGCAGCGCCGGGAAGGGGGAGAAGTAATGCGTGCGATGCTGCTCAAGACTCCCCAGGGCCTGCGCGGCGCCACGCCAGCCGACCACGAGGCATGGTCCAAGTTCCGCCGCCGCCTCGAAACCATGAAGCCCGGCAAGTGGCTGCGCATCGAGGCCACCAGCCCGCGCAACGGGGCGCACCATCGCAAGATGTTCGCGTTGCTGCAGTTGGTAGCCGAGAACAGCGAGACCTACAACACCGTCGAAAAAGCTCTGGTGGCCGTGAAGCTGGTTGTCGGGCACTTCGAGCCCGCAGTTCACCCGCAGACGGGCGAACTGATCCAGGTGCCGAAGTCCATCAGCTACGAGTCGATGGATCAGGATGCCTTTGAAGCGTTCTACTCTGCCGCTTTGGATGGCGTGCTGCAGCACATCCTCCCGACGATGGACCGGGAGACTGCGGACCATCTGATGGAAGTGATCTGCGAGGGATGGATGTGAGCAAACTTTCGCAACTCAAATCCAAAGTGGGCTACCAGAATCATGTGCCCCGCTGCTCGACCTGCAAGCACTTCAAGCAAAAAAGCGAACGGCGCGGACTTGGCGCGGTGTTTTGGGTCAAGCACTGTGATATGCACGGGTTTGTCGTGAAGACGCATGCCTGCTGTGATTCGTGGGAGTCGCCAGCCGGGGAGGTTGTCGCATGACGTGGTGGCAGTTCTTCTTTCTGTTCGCGGCGATCTACCTGGCGCCGCGAACGAGCGATTGGGCGGCGCTCAGCATAGCGTTCGTGATGACAGTGATGGGGCTTTTCGCGTTATGGAAGGGGGATTGATGGCCTTCCGTCGCACCCGCTGCGCCCACTGCAAGGCGAAGTTCCAGCCCGAGCGCCCCAGCCAGATCGTGCACGTCGAATGCGTTGAGGCATGGACTGAGGCCCAGGCCGCCAAGCGCGAGAGAGCCGAGGCCAAGGCCGCCCGAGCTGCTGCGAAGGTGGAGAGGGCAGAGACACGCCGGCGCAAAGAAGCGATCAAGACGATCCCCGACTACATCAAGGAGGCCCAAGTTGCATTCAACGCCTACATCCGCGCCCGCGACGCGCACCAGCCATGCATTTGTTGTGGACGGCCACTTGGTGATGGTGACGTTGGAGGCGCCTTTGACTGTGGGCATTACCGCTCAACCGGGAGCGCTGCACATCTGCGTTTCGACGAACGCAACGCGCACGCCCAACGCAAGGCCTGCAATCGTTGGGGTGCAGGAAGGGCGGTGGACTACCGCATCGGCCTTGTGGCCCGCATTGGGCTGGAGGCTGTGGAGGCGCTGGAATCGGACAACACCCCCCGCAAGTGGACGCGAGAAGAGCTAATCGCCATCCGCGACACCTATAAGGCCAAGCTCAAGGAGATGAAGGGATGCTGACCCGCGAAGAACAGGATTCGATCATGCAAAAGGTCAAGGCCTTCGTCCGGCTGCATCTCATGACAAAGCGCAGGCTGGAGCACTCCGAGATCAGCCCGCGCCAGGCCAAAGAGCGGCTGGGGCAGGGCGAAGACGACCTCCGGGATTTTCTGAAAGAAGTGGGCTGAGGCCGAAAGGGAGAACATGCTGAACGATGACCGCCGCACCATTGACGAGGCCTACACCACGGCCATGAGTTCCACCGACCTCCGCTGTGATACGCGCGATGGCGCGCCACGTGGGGATGCTGACGTGCTGATCGCGGCGGGATGGAGCAAGTCCCGCCTGGGCGGCGCGCTGCTACGCCTACACACAGAATGGGATGGAGCCGAACACGCGCGGGTGGCTAGGGCCGCGGACTTCCAGCAGGACGCGCAGGCACGAGGCCCGGGCCAGCATGAACCACAGACGCCAGCCCAGGTGAAGGCCGCGGCGGAGCAACTGGCGCGCCGTGCCAACGAGCAGCAGGCCAAGCTGCTGATGGCCCACCTCAAGACCCTGCCCGCCGTCCGCGAGCAGCTGGCGCTGGAGTTGGTTAAGTGGGAGGTGGAGGATGCCGAGGCAGTGGCTTTCGCGGTGCTCCGCTGGTGGCTGTCGCCTACCTGCCATGCTTGTCATGGGCGCAAGTTCGAGGTGATACCCGACACCGGGCGGCTCTCCAGCAAGCAATGCAAGCCTTGCGGCGCGACGGGGAAAACTCGTATCCCGCACGGCGAAGCAGGGCGGAAGTTGGCGAACTACATGGACGATTGCGTGCAGATTGCACGCGCGTCTATTTCGAGGCGACTGCGGGCAGAAGGGTCCAGCCCTTCCAGCTCTTGGCGCGTCCGCCCTTGATGTTGAGGATGCCAGCTGTAGCGTTGCACCACTCGCCGCCTGTCCCACGCTTTCCTCCGGTGCGTTTCCATTGCACATCGGCGAGGGCAAACAGAGCCACGTTCCCCCGCACGAATTCATAAAGATTGCGGATCTGATGTCGCTCGCCATTTGGCGCCACTAGTACCCAATCCACCGCGTGTATGTTGGCTGTGCCACGCCCTGCGTTGGGGGTCGTCATTGCCGCTGCCGTGGCGGCAGGCTGAGTCCGCGCTGACTGAGCCCTGCGCTCTGGCCTGCGATTGATCTCAGCAACATCTGGGCGGATCCACCGCGGCGAACTCATCGGCTTGCCATACTGGGTGCGGCGCTTAGCCACGGTGTGAACCGAAGCGCCAACTTGCAGCGCCAGGACTGTATTGGATTTATCCCAATCCAGGGCAGCCCAATCAGTCAGCTTGCGCATCGAGAGCCGCCTGCGCCTTGCTCTGGTCGAGCATGGACACCGCCCCGGCGCGCATCATCACCAGGTTGCCCGTGGCCTTGTTACGCGCCAGGGCGCCAATCTCATCGCCGCGCTGGACGGTGCCCAGCATGTCCCAGCCCGGCAGCGCTGCGTGCTGGTAGAGCCGCCAGGGGCCGCCCGGCGTGACCGTAAGCCGCACCCTGTTGCTCACCACACGCTCTCCCGGGTGTCCACGTCGTAGTAGTCGCCATCGATCCAGGCCACTTCGAGAAAGCCCTCGATATCGCCGCGCTCCAGCA